TGATGAAAAGGTACACGAATAGTTGCTTTATTATTTTGTCCAATATCCAATATGGTGGTGTAGACTGTGTTTTCAGGTAGGGCAGCAGTGCCTCCTGAACCAAGAGGGTCCCAAGCTATTTTGAGACGTCCCTTGTGAAATTTTGTGCAAATGACATCAAATTCAAAAATGATGTCACCACGCCATTGCCGAAACATCATACCGACGTAAGACATTGGTGTATGATAGATACGTGTAGAACGTAAAGTACTACCTGTGTCATCAATTTCAACACTTGAAAACAACATGGGACTGACATTTGCATTAAACAAAACAGTACCCACAGGATCTGTTGTAGACCAACCCGAAGTAGCCAAAACAGATGGTTTTTCAATGATCTTTTTTATGCACATTTCATCATCAGATGGAAGTCCGTGCATTGAAGGATCAATGGACAATTCCTGTTTAGGATCCAAACTCAACTTCTGTATGGGAGTTGAAATTTCAGATGACGCCAAATGTGGCGTAGGAGTAGGAACATAAGCATGCACATCATCAATGACAGGTACATTAGTGAAACCAAAAATTGAAGCAACCTCAGCCATAGCCGTGGCACCAATTGTTGTTGCACGAGCGAATTTACCAATATATGGAACTTTATCGAGATGAGAAGTAACCTCAGCAACTGCAGAAGCAGCTTTTGAGATAACTCCATCATATTCATCCTTCGCTTGTAAAGTGAGTTCAGTGGTTGAACCACTCAATTGAACATCTTCCAACCATGCAAATGTGTCGATGGTAATAGAAGGTGAACCTGATGATGATGCAATAAGCAAAGGTGCAACAATATGAAAATATATAGCACCCATTGTTTTTGCTGCTGCAGCTGATGTCAATGGTAACCAATTATTATATCGGAAAAATGGGACATGAATTTCACCACCTGAATTATCAGCTGGATACACCCACGTTCCTGGTAATTGACTCAGAGGAACAATGTATGGTAAATTTGAGACAGGATTGGTGCGAATTTTAGAATTACGATCACCAGTATTATTAGCATTTACGTTAGGTTCGTAGGCTGCTCTCAAAAGACCAAAATGGAATGGTGTGGCATTAACCACAATTTTGATACAAAGTTTTGCACGTAAAAATGCATAATTTTTAAGTTTATTGGAAATAACTGAATTGTTCAGAAATAAATACCAAGGCTCTATGTTAGCACCTAATGGTCCAATCAAACTAGAGGTTGTCCAATTTCGGGTATCAATCAAAGTTGGACGAGAAAGAAACTTGGCTAAATCTGTATTACCAGATTCAGAAGAAGTTGCTATCTCACTCATATGATATTGTCTATCATCAATAACACCAGTAGAAGAATCGACAAAAGTCAATACTTCACTGGTGGTGGTTTCATCTTGAGCAGAAGTGGTGGCTACATAGTCATCACTATTCTGATCAGATGATTGTACGATAAGATTTGAAACATCCAGTGCACTCGTCAAATCAAACGAATGTACAGGGAGCATTGTTCTGGCCATGCTCTCAACACTTTTATTATCTTTATTTATTGTATTATTTTGAAACCGTTTATAAGAAGATATGAATGGCTTAATCCATACCTAATTGATCCATGTTACTGGATCAAGGCCTAAGAAGCCTTATTGAATCTATCTACCAACTGATCATAGTTGGGCAACGTGGATTCATTCACGTAGCATGAATAAGGTAATCTTGTTAAGATCTCCTCAAATATTTTGTGCATTTCATCAAATTTTTCTCTTCCATAAAAGAAATACTCATTATTTGCACTTGAAATTACTGCAACCATTTGATTATAACAATCAATTGTAGCAGAGGGCACCCACATTGTCAAAGATTTGATCAATGATTCTTCTTCAAGAGGTGCTGCCCAATTTTTAACATCGTCATTCCACAACCATCTCCGTTTAAGAAATGATACATCTGAAATGTTGACATAAGGCACAGACTCAGATTCTTTGTCTGCCATGGTGTATTCGACACCTATACTTGCCAACACTTCAACAATAGCTGGATGGTTAAAGAAAGGAGCTCCCAAAGAGACACCCATAATATTATCATCACCATATGTAAAAAGATTGACATGTGATTTAAAGGAAGAAACATCATGATTTGGATTCAAACTCATATAGCAATATCTCATATAGAGAGAATTAACCAATGAATTAATAATCACAGTCAAAGGATGTCCAGATGGATTTGTACCAAAAAATTCAACTAAATCTCCATTGATATTACACAACGGAAATGCTGTATCTTCTGCAATACAGAGAATAACAGCGGCTTCTTGTTCAGTATATCCAGCTTTCCTGTAAATATTATAAATGATTTCAAATGCAGCCAGAATAAAATCTGAAAGCATTCGTTTATCAAATTTGCCATAATCACCGGCAACAATACGCTCTACACCATGCTGTGTGAGGTAGTCATAAATGATTCCCCATTCAGCTGACTGAGTGACTGTACCAGGACCAGCCTCAAAAACAAACTTATTCTTCTGGAGTAATCTCACAAAAGGTAAAAGGTTCTTACGTACCACCAAACTCCAGTCTACTGGAGCACCAGTAAACAATCTGGTTTTTGAAATGGCAACTTTCTTTAAAGCTGTGGCTTCATCTTTGAGATGTCCGGTAAATATCGGATAAGCTCGTTGATTATTTTTATATTTTTCCTCAATGATGCGTACGCGATCCCACACTTCCTGTGTGAAATTTTTCCCTTCCGGGTATCTCTC